GTTCAACTTGCCAACGGGTTGGACTTGTCCTTTTGCGAAAGAGTGTTTGGTCAAAGTTGACAAAGAGACGGGGAGATTTGAAAACGCATCTGGGAGGTATTATTGCTATGCTTCAAAAGCGGAGAGATTTCCAGCCGTTCGCAAACGTAGGTGGGCAAACTTTGAGTTTGCAAAAAAGAACGAAAAGATAGTTTTGCCCAAAGACGCGGTTGCCGTTAGAATTCATACGTCGGGAGATTTTTTTAACCAAGACTATTTTGACAATTGGATTAGAACGGCGAGGGAGAACCCGTTTGTTGAGTTTTGGGCATACACTAAGTGGTTAAGGTATTGGGAAAAGCGTCTTGGAGATATACCAGACAATTTAGTTTTGACTGCATCGCGGGGCGGAAAAGACGATTATTTAATAGACAAACACGGGCTTAAAAATGTAGAGGTATACAAAACGGCGGCTGAAGTGCCAGACGGGTTGCCAATAGATACAAACGACGACTATGCCAGAAAGCGGGAGGTCAGAAAATTTGCGTTAATTGACAACGCGGTTATTTCTAAAGAAAAGCAAAAAAAAATAAACCAAAAATAAACCAAAAAATAAATTATGAAAACAATAGTAGTTTCAGTAGGGGACGTTATTTTGAACTCATTTAACCCGCGATGTATTAGAGACGCGAAGTTCAAAAAGTTGGTACAGTCACTAAAAGATTTTCCAGAAATGTTAGAGACAAGACCGATTGTAGTCAATAAAGAAATGGTTGTGTTAGGGGGCAATCAGAGGTTTCGGGCAATTCAAGAGTTGGGTTGGGATAAAGTGCGTGTTGTTGTTGTTGACTGGTCTGAGGAAAAACAAAGGGAGTTTGTAATAAAAGACAATCATTCAAGCGGTGAATGGGATTGGGAAGATTTGGCCAACAATTGGGATAATGCCGATTTGAAAGAATGGGGAGTAGTTCCCGATTTTACGCCAGTTTATGCGCCAACGACAGACCCAGTGACGGACGGCAAAGAATTGTCAGACGATGAAATCAACGCCAGAAAAGAGCAAATGGAAAAAGCTATGAATTCGGGGGCGTCCTATAAAGAGGTTATTTGCCCAAATTGTCACCATCAATTTTTGCTATCGTGAACCACCAAAGGTGCATAGAGTTGTTGGAGGCGTACCCATATAGGACGGCTAAAGCAACTAAAAACCCGCATCAATACACTTTGATACAAAACTGGAAAAGTAGAGAGCAGTTTTACAAAGTTGTTGAGTACATAAGGGAACACGGGGAGTTGTACTATTTTTGGAAAAAGCCCTATCTTATTTTTACAATGAACGGGTATCGGTATTGGTCAATGGGTGCGCCAGTAAAAGAAACAATTTTGATAAACAAAGCGCAACACAGATACGGAAGCGCATACGACCTTGCCCCAGATTTTTATGACGAGTGGGCGTTAGAAAGTGAGGCGTATCAATACGCTTGGGGCGAGATAAAACAACACGTAAAACTTGACAACGTGGGTCGGGTTCTTGAGGTCGGGTGTGGTACGGGAACATTATTTGATATGATTACAAAAGACGGCGGAGGTTTGCCAAACCCAGAAAATTATGTAGGCATAGACCCGTCGTTGTTGTGTGTTAATAAATTTAGAGAAAAATATCCAGAATACAAAACTATACCTTGCCCAGTTGAAGAATACTGGGAGGGAAAGTTTGACCGCATATATTGTCTAATGGGGACAGCGTCTTATTTGTTGACGGGTACAGATGTGTATTTGCACGATATGCTCAACGAGGGGGGGGAAGCGTATTTGATGTTTTACAAAAATGGGGCATCTGAAATACACAAATTATTTGAGGCTAAAGTTGAGGGGGTAATGAAACAATATCCTTTGGCTTCATATAAAGGGGCAGACGAAATAGGTGAGTACACAATTGTCATCCTAAAAAAACCGTATGATAGTACATATCAAAAATAAAAAAAACCCAAATTTGCCTCATATTGTTAGGTCGGGAGACCTAATGGGGCTTGACCCAACAGAGTTATTTTTTGACCAAAAGACAGACGTTGTTTGGGCAGACCCGCCTTGGGGGGACGGCTTGATGAAGTTTTTTCAAACCCAAAACAGAAAGTTGAACCCAAATGAGGATACGCAAGACTGGTCGGCTTTAGTCTTTTTGGAGAGATTGCTGAAAATATCTGAAGCGGTTATGCACCACAATTCGGTTATGTTTATGGAGTACGGAGAAAAGCATTTTGATTTTGTACACGGTGCAATCAAAAATTCGGGTTTGTTTTTTGAAGGCTTCAGAGAAATAAATTATTTTGGCGGGGGTAAATGGCGGAAACATCATCTATTCATTTTGACCAAAAGCGCGGGGGGGGCAAAGCAATTGAGTAAAGTGCCAGACGCGGAGGCACTTCAAAACATAGGCGGTTCAAAAATGATAATCAAGTGTCTGGAGGCGTACGCGTTAAATGCCCAGACTACAATATTTGACCCTTGTTGTGGACTGGGGTTAACGGCTGAAGCGGCCATACATTACGGGGCGAGGTTTATTGGGAATGAGTTAAGCCCAGCCAGAGCGCGGAGGGCAATTGACAGAATAAACAAATTACAGAAATGAGGGTAATTGTGTTAACGTGCAGAAATAGGGAGAAAATGCTTCAAAAGCTAATTGAGCAATTGAGCGCGGACACGGAAAAGCCAGAGGTAGTTATTTGCAAGGACAATTTTGAAAAGCCTTTGCCAAAATTTAAGTCCACAGCTTGGGGCAATTTTCAGAATGGGTGGAGGGAGGCTAAAAACGGCGCGGCAATATTTTTAGAAGATGACGCATATTTGTGCGACAATTTTATTAGTAGGGCAAAAGCAGAAATACAAAAACGCCCAAATGAAATCATACAGTTTTTTTCAAGAAGAAAGTTTGACGAAAAGTTGGGCAGTAGGTATATTTCTATGAGTAAATTTTCATCGTGCGTATGTTATTATTTGCCAGTCGGGTACGCTGAAGACTTGTTGGCATACAGTTATAAATGGTACACGGCATTACCAGACGAAAGATACCATTCTTGCCCAAGCGACCTAATGATGGCAAACTGGGGCGGGGAAAGGAAATATAAGTATTGGAACGTAGTGCCAAATTTAGCCCAGCATTTAGGACACAGAAGCGAGATAAGCCCAAAGCGCATAGGGGGCAGAGTGTCAAAAACTTTTCAGAAACACGAATGAAAATATGTCTTCAAGAGAATGTGTTAGAGGCGGCGCGGAAGCGAATTGCGTATTTGTTTGACGAATTTGAGGTGCCAATTGTGGCATTTTCTGGGGGGAAAGACAGCACTTGCGTACTCAATTTGTGCCTTGAAGAAGCCGAAAAACGCGGGAGGTTGCCGTTAAGGGTGATGTTTATTGACCAAGAGGCGGAGTGGTCTGGAGTAATAGAATACGTTGACCAAATTATGCGCGACCAACGCGTATTGCCAATGTGGTATCAGATACCATTTTTGATGACAAATAATGCGTCCAATACAGACTATTGGAAAAAGGTATGGGACGAGGACAACCCAGACCAGTGGCTAAGGGACAAAAGCGACATAGCCATAACTAAAAACAAATACGGGGTTGACCGTTTTTATCAGCTATTTGACGCAATACTGGTGAAAGAATTTCCAAATCAAATGGCTTGTCTTATTGGCGGCGTTAGGGCAGACGAAAGCGTGGGGAGACAATTGGCGTTGACAGAAATGAAAAAATACAAATGGGTAACGTGGGGGAGAATTGTTGATAGATTAAAAGGAAAATATGCATTTTACCCAATATACGATTGGACAACGCCAGACGTCTGGAAAGCAATACACGAACACAATTGGCCGTATTGCAAATTGTACGACGTATTCTGGAGTAAGGGCGCACCAATAAAGCAAATGAGGATTTCAAACCTACATCACGAAACATCGTTGGTGCAATTGACGTGGGTTCAAGAAATAGACCCAGAACTTTGGAATAAATTAGAGGCGAGAATAAGCGGGGCTAATGCTTTGAAGCATCTAAAAATGGACGTAACCCATTGTCCAAAAGAACATCCAGATTGTTTCGGGGATTGGAAAGAATACGCGGAATACCTTGCCGACAAATTGGTTTCAGATAAAACTGTAAAGAATAAACTGAAAGCGACGATGAAATCAAAAGAAGAAATGTACACAGATGAGCCAATTAGGTCAGATTGGTATAAGAGTTGCATTAACGCGATACTTGTCGGAGACGACGCAAATACAAAAATTAGAAACTTTTGGCGGATGCCAGCGGTGTGGGTATATGAAGATGTCAAAACCGAAAAAAAGTATAAGTGGAGGAAAGAGTATTTGCTTCAAAATAGGTATTTGACAAAAGAAATGGAACAAACATTATTGAACTTTTTTACAGACGAAAATGAACAAAGAAATAAAGGCGCAAATACTGGAAGCCGTAAACAAAAGCAAAAACCCAGTTGAGTACATTAACGAGTTAAGGCAATTTCTATCAGAAGTCAGCCCTATCCAACAGCCGATTGACTTTGTGCGGTGGGTTAATATTGATATGGTTTGTCCAAACGACTACAACCCAAATTCAGTTGCGAAAGTAGAAATGGGGCTTTTGTATAAGTCGATAGAGAAAGACGGGTACACCCAGCCAATTGTGACAATCTACGACCCAGCTTTAAACAAATATGTAATTGTTGACGGATTTCACAGATACCACACGGCAAAAAGCAACCCAGATATATTGGCGCGAAATAAAGGAACAGTCCCAATTGTCGTCATAAAGAAAAACATCAATGAACGTATGTCGGCAACCGTAAGGCATAATCGGGCGAGGGGTCAGCACTCAATTTCTGGAATGTCAAATATGGTCTTTCAAATGCTCGACAACGGGTGGACAGACGCGGAGATATGCAACGAGTTAGGAATGAGCGCGGATGAAATAATAAGGCTCAAACATATAACGGGGTTCTCAAAATTGTACGAAAGTCACGAGTACAGAAAGGCGTGGGAAACAAAAAAGCAATTCAAAGAACGCGTTGACTGGGAGAAAGAAAACAGTGAAAAAACAATATATGCCAAACCCTAATGGAAACCCTCAATACCTAAAGTCTTGGGTGAAAGGTCAAACGGGTAATGCCAAAGGCAGACCCAGAAAATTAGCATCGGATTTGCGTATTCAATTCGGGTACTCAAAATCCCAAATAAACACAACGATTGCCAATATGATGGCTATGACCCGTGAGGAATTACAGCAAGTTTACGCGGACGAAGATGCCACAATACTTGAAAGGACAGTAGCAAATGCGTTAAACAAAGGATTGGTAAAGGGAAGTTTGTACGCAATAGACAGCTTGACAACACGGGTATATGGACAGCCAAAAATAGAAGTAGAGCAGACACAGCCAGAAACGCCAATATTTGTGGGAATAGATTTGAGCGTAAAATCAAATGAGGGAATTTAAGCAAACGACAGCCCAGAGGAAAATTGCGGCTATGCGGAAGCGGGTTAGGATTGTCCAAGGCGGCACAAGTGCTTCAAAAACGTTCAGCATATTGCCTATGCTCATAACCTATGCGGCATTAAACCCAAATAAAGAAATAAGCATAGTTGCGGAGACATTTCCGCATTTGAGGCGTGGGGCTTTGAAAGATTTTCAAGCAATAATGCGTATGACGGGTCAGTGGAGGGACGACAGTTGGAACGCGGGTGTTAGTAAGTACATTTTTCACAACGGCTCATATATTGAGTTTTTTTCAGTAGAGCAAGAGCAAAAAGTCAGAGGCGCAAGGCGTGACGTATTGTTTGGGAACGAGTGCAATTCTATGCGGTGGGAAACATATCAGCAGTTGGCAATACGGACAAGAGAGTTCATATATCTTGACTACAACCCCAGCGTTGAATTTTGGGTGCATACAGAGTTGATTGGTGACAAAGACACAGATTTTGTAGTGTTGACGTATAAAGACAACGAGGCACTTGAACCAGCGTTGGTCAAAGAAATTGAAAAGGCAAAAGAGAAAGCGGAGACGTCAACCTATTGGGCGAATTGGTGGAGGGTGTATGGGTTAGGAATGACGGGCACAACTCAGAACGCAGTCTTTGACAATTACGAGTTGATAGACAGCATTAACCGTGCTGAGGTTAGGTTTGTAGCATTAGGGCTTGATTGGGGGTTCAGTGCAGACCCAACGGCGTTGATAGCGGTTTACCGAAAAGGGGAGGACATATATGTTGAAGAGTTGATATACGAGAGAGGGTTGACAAACCAAGATATTGCAGACAGAATGAAGCATTTGGGGATTGATAGAGACTGGGAGATAATAGCGGATAGTGCAGAGCCAAAGTCAATTGAGGAGGTTTACCGAATGGGCTTCAATATAAAAGCAGTAGGGTATAAGGCTACAAAATTGTCAATTGATATACTGAGGCGCAGAAAGATATTTGTAACAAAATCATCAGTCAATATGATTAAAGAACTGAGAAACTATGTCTACATAACGGACAAAGCAGAACAGTCGACTGGAGTGCCAGTTGACGCTTTCAACCACACAATTGACGCTTTGAGATATGTAGCTTTGTCAAAATTAGGTCACTGGAATAGTGGCGAGTATTTTATTGTATAATTAAATTGAAGTATGAAACCAATATCTGAGTTAACCATTTTTGAGTACCAAAATGCTTATTCAATTGAGGCAAATAGACGGGCGTCGGCAACCCAGAAAAAGGTTGAGTTAGTGGAGTATTTTTTTAATGTTGACGGTATGAAGTTGCCAATAACGGAGGTCAACAAAAAGTACGCCCAGATAAAGGCTTCAATTGAAACTGCAAAAAGCGCGAGGTCTAAAAGCCATATATTTGTTGGGGGGGGGTGGTACAAAGTTGACTACCTTTATGACGGGTTGACGGCGGGGCAGTTAATTGACGTTATGGCTTTAGACCTATCAACAGAGGGAAGCGTTTGTAACAATATGCACAAAGTTATGGCGGCTTTGACGAGAAAATGTCGGTGGTACAAATTTGGGGTTGAGGCGTACAACGCGGACGGATTTCAAGCCAGAGCCACAAAAATGCTTTATTGCTGTAAAATGGCGGACGTATTTGGAGTTGTTGCTTTTTTTTTGAGCGTTTCAGAGAGTTGGTCAAAGAATACGGAAATCTATTTGAACAATCAGTCCAGACTATTGACAGCGGAGGCGTTGAGGGAGGGGATGACAGCGAAGCAGATTATGAGGGACAAAGCATCTATGAAAGATACGGGTGGGTAGCGGTTGCCTATGACATAGCGGGTAGAGACTTTACCAAAATGGAACAAGTTTTTTCAATGTCGGCGGTTGAGTTTCTAAATTACGTCGCAATGAATAAAGACTTAAGGGCTGAGGCGACAAAGACAATTGAAAGACAAAGGGGTATTTGAGTGTATGTTGAACATAGAAATAGCGAGAATAGGAGTGCCAGACCCGCCACAAATGCCAACGGGCGACAACCCAATACGGGAGACGGTGGTCGCGTTTATGAATAAGTACATCGCAGACGTAAGAAACAGCCTTGTCAAAAAGCGAAAAGTAGCAAGTAGAGGGCTATGGCAATCGGTTTCGTTTGTTCCAATTCAATTAGGGAACAGAGGTATTAAAGTCCAGTTTATGATGGACAATTACTGGAAGCAAGTTAACGAGGGGCTTCAAGGAGAAAAGGACGGAAGCCTTGCGCCAAATTCAAGTATGCGCGTTGGTAGAAACGTCCCCAGAGTTACGTCAAAAAAAATAGAATTATGGGCGGCATATAGGTCAATACCAGCAAACGTAAGGGAAAAGATTGCCCCAGCAATAGCAAAAAAGGTCAACGCAAGGGGATACAGACCCTCATACTTTTATGATGAAGTCCAAAACGACCCAAAGCGGTGGCAACAATTTATTGACGATTTGAAAGAGGTAGCGGGGGCGTTGATTTTTAATGAGGCGATAGAGTTGACCAAAGACCAACAAAAAGCAGAAAAAGGAATATAATGGCAATATCAATAGTTGAGCAACCCGATGCGTCGAGGTGGGTAAGGGCGGGAAACCCGATGACGTTAATTGTTTCCTCCAGTTTGACAGCGCAACCAAATTTCCGATATGTTGTCGATATTCAAAACATAGGGGGGTCGCAGACGTACGCAAGGCTCAAAGCGGATAAAGTCCCAGCGTTTGTCAACCCAACAACAGAAGCGTTGGCACAAGTTAACAAAGGGCTATTTGACGTAAGGAAAGCAATACAGACAATTATGTTGCCTCCACTGTCACCAATAGGTGAGTTGATTGACGCAAACCCATATGAAATCCATACGGGGATGCAAGCCCAATATAGGTTGCGGGTAGCGGAGGAATACGGTACGCCGCCAACGGTTCAAGCCTCATCGTATTTTTACATATCGGGGTACGCATTGCGTTCATCGTTTGACCAATACGACGTAGAGGGGACGACAAATATGGGGTCTTGGAACGCATCTGGGTCGTCTCAAAACGGTCTGACAAACGGGTGGGAGTTAGAAGCACACCCAGTTGTGGGCAACTTGAACACGGTCAGATGTAGTTTTGACTACAAAGAACACAGATTTTTCAGCTTTTGGTCTTCAAATAGCAGTTGTTTTGTTAGGCTAATTTATTACGACAAAAACGGAACGGCGGTTAGAAACGTGAGGCTATATCAAAAGCCCGGCATTACGTCGGCGTTGACAAATAGAAATATTATAATAGTCAAAATTGGGTTGAACTACATTAACAATTTGCCCTCAACGTGTTTCTCGGACGGTCAAGCGGGTTCATTTCAAATGGGGGCGGTTTTGGGGACGGGCAATAACGATGAGGGGTTTATTGCATTTTATCCAGAGGACAGCGCGGCAAACGCCAGAACAAAAACCTATGTAGTCAAAAGGAGTAGCGAGTGTTACAAATACGGGCTTCAAACACTTCATTGGGTCAATCAGTACGGAGGCGTTGACAGTTACGGCTTTGATATGAAAAGCCAACAGACCAGCCAGATTTCAAGATTTCAATACACGGCGGCAAGGTCAATAGTAATGAGAAAAGACGCGAAAGAAACCTACGGTGCGACGTATGAATACAAATACACGTTGAGGACAGATTGGCTAACAGATGCACAATTTGTGTGGTTTCATCAGCTATTTAGAAGCCCTAAGATTTGGATACAAATTGGAGAAAAACTATTTGACGCGGTAGTTGACGATACCAGTTTTACTTTCAATAAAAAGGTGAACACAAAATTGACACAGCTTACAATTAAGGTAACTATGGCAACCCAAAACTCCATACTGTAATGGCGGACGAACTTTGGGTTTACAAAACAGTTCTTGATAAGTGGTATTTGCTTGACACTATGTCGGCTTCGATTTCGTTGACGTTAACAGTCACGGATATTGAAGACCCGTTCAAAAGAAGCGCGACCTACTCAAAAACAATTACGTTGGTAGGTACAGAACGCAATATGTTAGCATTAGGACTGTCAAACGATTTGCAGTCTTATTATCAAGATTTTGACGTGGGGGAAAAATACACTGTCATAGTAAGGTCAAATGGGGTGCAGATTATGACGGGCGTTTTGAGAATAATCCAAGCAACGGTGACGGGCGGGAATATAGTATTTGAGGCTATGATTATTAGCGAGATAAGCGACCTATTCAATAAACTACAAAGCACAAATTTTTATCAAATAGATTGGTCTGGATTTGACCATACTAAAGACGCGACTACGATAGAGGCTACTTGGGTTGACTTTTTTTCTGGGACAAAAGATTTCATTTATCCGCATCTTGACACATACGGGTATCCAGACGTCTACAACAATAGTATTTTCAACTTAAATACGCCAACACATTACACAACGCAATATATCCCATTTTGGAAGTTTGTCCCGTGCGTCAGAATAAAGACAGTGCTTGAGACAATACTAAGCCATTTTGGATACACTTATGAAAGTCAATACTTAAAGACGGACTGGAAAGATTTGAGCAACGAACTGTTGTTCCCAAATTTAGTAATGACATTTCCAACAGACCCGACCAGTGTTGGCGCAAATCTTGTAGATTTCCAAGCGTTTGTGGGGTCAAGCGTCGGAGTGCCGAACCAAGAATTTATCAATTTGGTACAACGCGGGTGGACAGTAGACAACTTCAATTTGCCAAATAGTTTCGGGTTAGGTAGTGTTAGCGGTATGTACGCAAGAATACCTTTCAACGATGAAGCGGGAAGTTTTTACGACGTGATGGATATTTGGAACAACACGAATTATTCAGAACAAACCCAGAGTTTCGCGGGGGACACGGAAATAACCTATCATTTCCGTGGGCAATACAGAAACCACAGCGTTGATTTTACGACGGTTTTGTATTTCACTTGGTATGATACAGCAACGGGGACAGAGTTGCCACAAGCCACAAACTCGATGAACTATATGTTTCTTGTCGACCCAGATACGACAGCGGAAGTAAGTTGGCAAGGGTCTTTCATTTTGCCAAATTACGTTAATGCTTATTTAGTCTGTTGGGCGATAGCGTACAGTAACGCATATATTATTGCACCAACAGACGGAGAATGGCTTCAAGAGGGACTGGAGTTAACGCTTGAGTACAAATCGGCGTTAATTGCCAACATAACTGGTGTTCAGTGCGTACCATATGAGCAAACGCTTTCCGATTTTTTCACTGATTTGCAAAAAACATTTAACCTAATGATGTGGGTAGATGCGGAAGCAAAAGTGCTTCATCTTGAACCATATGATTACTACTATGATATTGACGGGGTAGCGGGGTTAGGATTAGTGCCAGATGATTGGACAAACGTCGTTGATAAAAGCAAACCAATTGTAATACAGCCGTCTGATGTAACCCTCAAAAAATTGCTGAAGTTCGGGAACGCTAAAGGGACAGAACACCTTGCCAAAATGTACGAGGAAAAGGTGGCGAACTCATATGGCAATAGGACGTTCAATACTGGAAACTATTATGGCCAAAGTGAGCAAACAGTCCAAACTTCATACGGGAATATCATCCCAGCCAGTTACCAGACAGATTTCATTACGGGGCGTACTTGGTCTGTCAACGCGGACGGTTCAGTAAAAGAGCAACCAGCGGGGTACAAATGGGGGTTTGTGAAGTCGTACACGTTGCCATTTAATCAAACGTGGAGGTTCGTATATGGAACGGCAATAACTGATTGGGCGGCAAAAACGAAGTGGATATACATTGGGCATTTTAATGACCCATACACTCCTTTTGCGGATTTGAACTTTGGTCTTGCGCGTGAGGTCTATTTTAGAAATAGAGGTAGACAATCGGGGTTGCCAATACCAACGAGGGTCACAGATAACAATAGGTTCAACGAAAACTATTGGGGTCAAGTTAACGAGGTAATGGGCGTTACGGCTATGACCATAAAAGTCAGCGCGGTTTTGAACGACTCATACATATACAATTTGAATTTCAGAAAGCCAGTTTATTTTGACGGTATGCTATGGCGCATTATAGCAATAACAGACTATGAGGTAGGGGGGAGAAAGCCGTGCCAAGTTACGTTGAGGCGTGTCAACCCAATAGTGAAGCCAGACATAAGTTTTTATGATGTGATATTGGGCGGGGCGGTAGCGATAACAACATTTGACGAAACTCAGACGATACAAGGGGTTGCGCCAAGATTTAGAAACAGCCAACTAATGCCTTTGTTAGCGACTAAAGACGGGATGGGGTGGGTAGGCGGCGGACAAACACCTACAAGTGACACAATAATATCAACGTAATGGCAACGGAGACAAAAAAGATAGTTTGGGAGTTTGAGGCAACGGCAGACCAGCCGGCAACCGCGTTTAGAAATATGCGGGAGGAGTTAGTTGCTATCTCAAAAGAGTTGAGGGTATTGACAGAGGCGGGAGATAGTACGTCGGATAGGTTTCAAAGACTTGCGGCAAGGGCGGGGGAAATTAGGGACGTTATGGGTGACGTGGGCGCGCAAGTTCGCGCTTTGGCCACAGACACGCCAAAACTTGACCTATTTGCGGGGGCGTTGCAAGGTGTTGCGGCGGGGTTCAGTGTAGCGCAAGGGGCGGCGGCATTGTTTGGGTCTGAAAATGAAGATTTGCAAAAAATGATGGTGAAGCTTCAAGCAACACAGCTACTTGTTAACGGGGCGACTGAGATAGCCAATATGCTTCAAAAAAACAGCGCGGTGTTAACTTTGGCAAGGCTTCAAGTACAGAATTTGCTCAACAGTTCTTTGATAGCGGGTACGGCGGCGGCAACGGGGTTGAGTAGGGCTTTAGTTGCAAGTGGTCTTGGGGCAATAATTGTGGCGTTAGGAATTGCGGCGGTAGCATTGTATAAGTTTGCTACGTCGGCGTCAGAAGCGGAGTTAGAAGTTGAGGCTTTGAGTAGGGCGTCAGAAGAATTGAACAACACGCTTGACGACTACAACCGTGCCAGTGAGTTAGCCGTTCTTGCCGCAAAAGCAAGGGGCGCGAGTGAAACGGAGTTGTACAATTTAGAGGTTGAAATAGCTAAGGGTCGATTAGCGTTAATGGCAAAACAAATAGACGCGGAAATCAAAAAACAGACAATACTTGACAAAATAAGGAAAGAGGAAACAGACGACTATGCAGATTTGACTGTTTCGGCGGCAAAGTACGGGGGGGCAATTGGCGGACTAATAACGTTGTATAGAGATTGGACAACAGACGTAGGTGAGGCTTCACAAAAAAGCGCGGAACAGAAAAAGGCGGTAAATGAGTTGACCTTTGAATTTGAAAAGCAGTCTATTGCCCTTGACCAATTAACCCTTGACTATCAAAAAATGAACGAGGAAAAGGCAAAGGCGGCGTCGGAGAAAGCGGCTGATGAGGCAAAAAAAGCGGCTGAGGAGGAGAGGAAAAGACAAGAGGAGATTGCTCAAATTCTTAAAGATGCCAGAACGGCAAATATGCTTTCATCTATGGGCGATAGGGAAAGAGAGTTAAAGGAAATAGAGTTGAAGTATGAGGAACGGTTTCAAAAAGTCAAAGGCAATTTAGAGGCGGAAACAGAACTTGAGAAACAGATGCTCAATGAACGTAGGGCGGCTATGAACAAATTTGCTATGGAAGATGCGGAGGCGGATAAAGAGTGGAATGACGCAAGAATGGCATTTTTGAGGGAACAGTGGACGTTGGAGGCAACAGAGGAAGAACAGTTTTTAGCCCAGAAAAAAGAACAATGGACGCAAATGCTTACTGAGTTGGGAGTGACGGGTGTCGAGTTAGAAGCAACGGTTGCTAATATGATGAACACGCTCAACAAACAAATAGCGGACAAAGCAAATAAGGAAGCCACAGAAAGGGCAAAAAACAGAAAAAAAGAGTTGGCGGATACGCGCAGAGACACGTTACAAGCGGTTGGTCAAATGTTTGTCGAGTTCGGCAATATGTACGCGGCTTTTGGCAAAAGCGATTTAGAGGCGAGGAAAAGGGCGTTTGAGGTGCAGAAAAAGGCGGGAATAGCGGGGGCGACAGTTGACACATACGTTGCGGCTTCAAAAGCGTTTGCAAGTGCTAAAGACCCAATATTGGGTTCAATACTTGCGGCAATTGCCGTTGCTCAAGGTTTAGTCCGCATACGTCAAATTTCACAACAGCAGTTTGACGGCGGCGGTACGCCATCGGAGGGCGGGGGCGGTGGGGGTTCAGTCCCTTCAACAGTTAGTATGCCAAGCGCATCAGATGTTTCATCAACTGGGGCGGACGCGGGGGGCGGAAGTCAGAGCAACCCAAATGTAATAAGGGCATACGTGGTGGATAGGGATATTGATGACGCTCAAAGCAGAAGCAAATTGATACAGAATACGGCGCGATTGTAATATTTTCGCGTTATGAAAACAGATTTATTTATCCTTGATTTGCTCAAATATCCGTCGGCGTGGAAAGGACACGGGTACTATGCCATAAAATTGTGCAAAACGCTGAAGCCTAAAGTAGTTGTTGACCTTGGAGTAGATTACGGGTTTTCAACTTTTTGTTTTGCGTACGGTTCGGAAAGTGGCGAAGTTTATGGAGTTGACAGTTTTGAGGGTGACGGTCAAGCGGGTGTTCGGGACACGTTAGCTGAGGTTGAGCAATTTTCAAAAATTTTGCACCAAAAGTATAAGATGAAAAAGCCAAATTTCATAAAAGGCTATTTTTCGGAAGTTGCGGCTACTTGGGACAAAGGACAAATCGATTTGCTTCATATAGACGGGTTGCACACAACGGAGGCGGTGACTGAGGACTACCAAAATTGGAGTAGGTATTTAAGTCCAGATGGGGTTATTTTATTTCACGACATTATTTCATATCCAGATATTTTGAGTTTTTTTGAGGGAATAGAGGGCGGCTACAAATTCAAATTTGACCATTCCAACGGATTGGGGGTATATGCTAAAAGTGAGTTAGCGTACAATTTGGCAAAAGCGGCAAATGGAAACCAAATACCAGTTTAAGACACAAAAAGCGTTAGTTTACGACATTACCGTGAACGACGACGATGAGTTCGTCAACTATGTGGCATTGACGGACAACCCAGCTATCGAGCAGTCGTTTATGTATTTTGAAAAGGCAAAACAGCAACACAAGTTTGTGGGCAACGCTGAAAGTAGGACTATTTTTGGCCCATTGATATTGGCGGACACGCCTATTGAACGGGTAAAAGACGGACAGACTTTTTTTGTGAGGTTTCCAAAAGAAACAGTAAGAAAGATTGCTCAAAAGGTATTTGACCAGAATAAACAAAAAAATGTCAACGCGTACCACAAAACGCCAGTTGAGGGTTTAGTTATGTACGAAAGTATGATAACCGATTTTGAGCGCGGAGTTGTTAACCCAAAGGGGTATGAGGACGTACCAGAGGGAAGTTGGTACGGCGGGTACTACGTTCAAAATCAAAGCATATGGGAGAATTTTATCAAAACGGGTGTTTTTACGGGGTTTAGTGTTGAGGGTATGTTTGGTCTGGAGTTAGCATTATCAAAACAGCAAGGCGGGGCGCGGTCACAATTAGAACAAAGTCGTGAGGAAGTTTTCAGATTGTTGCAAAAAGTTGACGAAATTTTGCACCATTTATAAAAAGAGGGTATATGACATTATGGAAGCACTGAAATCTAAATTAAAGTCAATTAGGGCAGAGTTGCTCAAATTTATTGACGAAGCGGGGGCGGCATCGGCAAGTGGAGGCTTTACATATGAAATATCGGACGGTACTAAATTGTATGCCGCAAACGAGTTGGCGGTAGGGACTACGGTTTATGTAGTTGACCAAGACAACGCAAAACTACCAGCAAGCGCGGGTACTTATGAGGTCAACGGTGTTGGCACTATTGTAGTCGGCGAGGGCGGCGTAGTGCAAGAATTGTCTATGAACCAAGGGGGCGCAAATGCCACAAGCAAAGAACCTTTGCCAGCATCTTTAGAGGCGGTTGAAATTTCGCCAGAGCTTATGCAGCAAATTGCCAACACTGTATTTGATATGGTAATGGCAAAAATGGCTGAAAGCGAAGATGAAAGCGAGGTCGAGGAAATGGGCAAAAAAGTTGACGGGATGTATAATGCCCAGAAAGCGTTAAATGAAAAGTTCAACGGAATTGCGGGAGTAGTAGGTCAGTTGGCTCAAACTCTTGAAGAATATGGGAACGAGCCAAAACCAGCAAAAGCGCAAACAATTGTAAAAATGAGTGCTGAAGATAGCGCGACAGCCTTGGAAGCAAAAGCCCAAAGGTTAGCGGAAACAATTAAACAAATCAAAAACCAAAAATAAGTTATGCCATTTACTTTTCCAGCCGCATCGGGCGGCTATTCTCAACTATCAACGTACACTGAAGAACAGCAGTTACCGTTGTTGACCAAAACAATTATGTCTCCACAGACGGCCAAATATTTGACATCTGTCACTGGGGTTCGGTACAGAACAGCAATGACAGTGGCGGACACGACTATTGTACTTCAAAGTGCATCGGGTTGCGGGTGGAACAGTACGGGTGACGTGACGTTTCAAAATAGGGTGCTTGAAGTTGCCCCTATTAAAGTCCAGACTGAATTATGCCCAAGAACACTTGAGCGTTATTGGCTTCAAAAAATGTTACCGTTGGGCGCAACGGATAACGACCTTGAACAGCCATTGGGTGCGGTAGTAGCTGATGTAATCATAGGACGGATTGGCGAAGCTATTGAGACCGCAATTTGGCAAGGTGTCACCACTTCTGCAACAAACAACTTGAAGTATTTTGACGGCTTCAACCGATTGACAGACGTAGCATCAGCGAGTTGCGTATCGGCAAACACGGGTACAATTACGTCCATTACATCGGCAAACGTGGACGCGGTGTTTAATGCCATTTATACCAGAATACCAACAAACATTTTGAACGCGCAAGACCTAATTACGTTTTGCGGTTGGGACACATATCGTTTGGCGGTTCAGAAATACGTTGACAAAAACTGGTTCAACTGGAATACTCAAAGTATGCAAGCAGATGGGGCGGCGGGAAATGGGTTTATGTTGCCGGGGACAACTATGAAAGTAGTGCCAGTATTCGGGTTAAATGGAACAAACAGACTGATGACGGGGAGGGCGTCAAATTTGTTCTTTGGCGTTGACCTTTTGGGTGACGAGGATAAATTTGATATGTTCTACTCAAAAGAATTTGACGTATTGAAAGTCAACGTCTTTTTCAAATACGGGGTCAATTTTGCTTTGCCAGAGGAAGTAGTCTATTTCAAATTGTAATTTATGCCTTGCGCGTTAACTAAAGGATATGCCCTTGACTGTCGGGACAGTGTCGGGGGTGTCAAACAAGTAGCGATAGCTTTGTTTGACAACGTGACGGGCGTTAGTGCAAACGCAACGGGGGAGGTCACTGGAATAGGTATGTCGGCAACGACAAAGTTTTACAGATACCAGTTGCCAAAAAACGTAGGTTCGGCTATTGAGACGTTGACAAGTTCTGCTGAAAATGGCACTACATTTTTTGCTCAAGAGGTAAAAATAGCTTTGAACAAATTGTCGGCAGACGTAAGGCGCGAATTGGCTTTGCTTTGTGTTGGTCGCCTAATGGTGGCGGTTCAAGACCAAAACAATACGTGGTGGTTGCACGGCAAAACGAACAGCCTTGAAGCAACAGCGGGTACGTTTCAAACTGGAGTTAATTTTGGCGACAGAAACGGCTATGATATTACAATGACGGGTATGGAGGGTGCGTCAGCAAGACCAATATTGCTATCCGCATTTACTGGAGTGACAGCCGCATAAAGTCCAACGTGGAACAGTTAAACAAAAAAGCCCCCGTTAGGGGGCTTTTGTTTTTCATCTGGTAATTTGTTCCCAGACCATTTTGCATTTTAAGCCAGTAGCGGCAATCAAATTTCGGAAAGTTTCCCAGTTTTTGCCGCCATCGTCGTTAAGTGACTTTGTAAAAGTGACGTGATTTTTAGGGGCATTTACTTCATAGAAACAGCCATTAGAGCCGCCAACTCCTTCATCGACTGAAAGTCGGTTTTTTGTTATCATAGAGTTAGCCCGTGCATAATCCGAAACGTGAACGTAGATAGCGCAAAGGCGGAGAGAGGTACAAGGTGAATTTTCCATAGGTTAGTGGGTTAGTGTTAAACAATAAGTAAATATACGACGTATAATTGAAATTACAAAACTTTTTTAGAAAAAAAAGTAACTTTTTTTTTCATTAGTCAATACTTTTGTGGTATGGTAAACATTTGCGTAGTCTATCCAACCGTTTCGTCGGGTTGTTCTTTGTACCGATTGGAGTTGCCCCATGGGGCTATGTCGGAGACGTATGACGATTTGCAATTTTATTCAACGGATAAAGTCACCAGTTTGACTGAGGAGGAATTGCAGTTAATCGACATTTTTGTATTTACGAGGCAGTGGGTGTTTCCTTTCAAAGACGGTTTGCTACACTTGAACGCCATAGAGGATATGGCTAAAGAGTTGCGGAAGTACGGGGCAAGGATTATTGTTGATATAGACGATTATTGGGAGTTGACAGCAAATCATCCATTTTACGCGGATTATCAAAAATTCAACGTAAAAGAAAGCGTCAGATTGCATATGAGGGTTGCGGACGTGGTCACGACTACCCAACCTTATTTGGCTTCAAAAATTCAGCCCTATAATAAAAACGTGCATATATTTGAGAATTGCCCTTGGACAAAATACGAGCAGTACCAGCCAAAGCCTACAAAGTCAGACTTGGTTAGGTTCGGGTATTTTGGGGCAAGTCAACACCTTGAGGACATCGAGACTGTCGAGTTTCCGTTCAGACGGTTGGCAAGGGACAACAGCATTTCGGGGCGGTGGAGGATATATTTGGCGGGGTGGCGACCAGACAACGCGGCGACACAATACTATGAAAATGTCTTTACAGACAACGGTTTTGGGGTCAAAAACTACGGGAGGATAAAAGCGGCAGACGTTTATAGCTTTATGCAAGGCTACAACGAGGTGGACGTTAGTATTGCGCCATTACGAGACACGGAGTTCAACAGATGCAAAAGCGATTTGAAAATAATAGAAGCGGGGTATATGAAAAAGGCAATTATTGTCACAAACACAATACCTTATTTGAACGGCATTAAAGACGGCGTTGAGGGGTTTCTGATTGACCCAAATAAGCCAAAAGAGTGGTATTCAAAAATAAAATGGTTGATTAACAACCCAGAGGCGGCGGCTGAAATGGGGGAAAAATTGCACCAGAGAATAACGACTGAAAGGTCAATACACGAGATAAACCAAAGGCGTTACAAATTGTACAAGTCGTTGAAAAGGGGTATTTCATAGTATGAACATTTTAGTCAAACCAGCGCATAATCAAACACTATGGGTAAACTGGAGTAAAAGAACGCCGTCGGGTACGGTTGCATATTGGGTGTTTTTGTACGCGGGGTTTCTAAGCGGGTTAAAAGTCAACCCAGTTCAAAATTGGCATTACGAGGCGGGTAGCGTTAAATTCAAAGTTTTGAAGTCCGCAAATACGTCTTTGTACCAAAATCGGTACGACAAATTTACGGTTTCATTATCTGGGATGCCAACTGGGAGTTACGAGTATATTGTTTACGCGGTTGATGCGGACGCGGTAATGACAGAAAACAATTGTTTGGGGGTAGTTGACACGGGCGTTATGCAATTGGTGTCAAACGGGGCAGTTGAAGTGTACGACCCAGACGTAGTATCAATTCAAACACAAACAGAGTATTATCAAGCAACATAATGTCACAATTACACAAAGAACCATTTGCCTTTGATTGGGAGGGGTTTCAGCATAAAGTACCGATATTGACAGAAAGCAGTCAAGGGAAGTACATTACGTATGGGGTGCAGAACGACTATCCATATTATTTATTAGATATGTTTAGGAGGTCAGCAAAGCACAACGCTATTGTCACGGGAAAGGTACAGTACATATTGGGTCAAGGGTGGCATTGTGAGACTGAGGGGTCAGCGTTAGAAAAAGCAAAAACGGACAAATGGGTCAAAAACTCAAGCGAGGGCGAGGGGTTAAACAAACTTGCCCAGAAATTGATAACAGACTTTGAGATATACAACGGGTTTGCAATATGCGTAACGTGGGCAAGAAATGGGTCAATACACTCTTTGACGCATATTCCTTTTGAAAAAGTCAGAAAAGCGACCAACAATGAAAACACATATTATGTTGCTGAGTGGTTTTCTCCAGACGGTTCGCGTAGGTTTCCCTCAAGTCAAAAAGTTGACACCTATAACGCATTTGACCCAGAGGTTAGGGAGGGGCAACAATTGTACTATTACAGATGTTACAGCGCGGGTATAATGACGTATCCATTACCAGACTATCTTGGCGGTTTGGCGTGGATAGAAGCAGACGTGGAGATTGCCAATTTTCACAATAATAATCTTCGCAACAATTTTTGGGGCGGCTATTTGATAAATTTCCCAAACGGTGTCCCATCTAAAGAAAAGCAAGCGGATATTGAAAGGAGTATCAAACGCAAGTGGGGAGGCACAAATAACGCGGGTAGGTTTATTGTAAACTTTAGTGACGACAGCTCAAAAGCACCAACGTTGACAGCGTTGACGCCGTCCAGTATGGATAAGCAATTTGAGATGCTCAACGACACAATACAGCAAGAAATCTTTGTTGCCCATAAAGTCACCAGCCCATTATTGTTCGGCATTAAGACGGAGGGGCAGTTGGGCGGTAGGAACGAGTTGGTTGAGGCATACGAATTGTTCAAAGAGGTGTACGTTTCAGATAGGGCGCAACAAATTGAATATTGTATTAACAATCTTTTGGCGTATTGTCCAAACGTATTGCCGTTAAAGTTAAAAGAGAAAGCACCAATTGCTGAAAGGTGGACAGAGGGGGCTTTGCTTCAAATTATGACTTTAGATGAGCAAAGAGAGAAAGCGGGGTTGCCAAAACTCAACGTTGACCAAAATACTGGGGCAGATTTGACGCAACCAACAGCCGTAGCTAATGACAATATCAAAAAATTGTCGGGTCGGGAGTACCAGAATATGATGCGGATTATTAGGCATTTCAACCAGTCAAAAATTACGCGGGAGCAAGCGGTCACTATGCTAAAGTCGGGGTTTGGTTTGTCGGATGACGAGGTATTGATTATGCTTGGGGCAACAGAGGCGGAGGCGTTCAATTCGGTCAGTGACGACAATATTACGATGCTTTCATTTGCTTTAGAAGCATTGGGAAGCCAGTCGGACAGATATGAAGTATTGTACGAACAGCCGTTAAAAGTTGACAGTTCTTGGGGGTTTGAACAGTGCGACAACTTTGTTTTCGAGCAAGAGGAAAGCCACAAACGTATTAAATGGCATAGCATTTTTAGTACAGACCAGAAAAGCGAGTTGAGTTTCAAAACATCGGAGAAAATAGACGCAGACGTAGCAAAATACTTAAAAGACAATCCAAACGCCAAACCGCGAGAGATAGCCAAAGAGTTGAAGTTGCCAATTGCGGACGTGGTAAAGTCTATCCAAAACGGCATTGATAGCGGAAAGATTGACGCGACTGATGAAATACGTCAAGCACTTAAAGACGCAACAGAGGGCATTAAGCCAATAGACGGGGAACAAATAAAAGTTATGTACAAATATGCGTGGTCGCCAGAGTTTCCGATAGTCACAAACGAAATGAAAAGCAATATGAGAGAGTTCTGTAAGGAGATGCTCAAACTCAATAAATTGTATAGTAGGAGTGACATAAACGCAATCAGCCAAATTGTTGGGTACAGCGTTTGGAACAGACGCGGGGGTTGGTACACAAACCCAGACACGGGTATTCCAAGACCACAATGCAGACACATTTGGCTTCAACAGATAGTAGTAGAAAAAGACGGCAACATTTTTAAGGTTTAATATATGGCAACGCAACAAATTGGTTTGTTTATTTCGGAGAGGTATTTGGTAGAGACAAGCGTCATTTCAGAGAATATGAATATGGCGTTGGTTAGACCTACTTTGATAAAAGTCCAAGAAATGAAAATTATGCCAGCGATAGGTTCACCACTTTACAAATCTATTGAGAACAAAATCATCGCGGGTACGGCGTTGACGGCTAAGGAGGAAGTTTTAAGAGTTGACTATCTTGCCCCAGCTATTGTTCAGTGGATGTACGCTGAGTTGCCATACGTTTTGGCGTATCGGTTTATGAACAAAAACGCGGTAAAAAGGAGGTCTGAGGAAAGCGAGTTAATGCAAAAAGATGAATTGATTTTTTGGGTGGAAAAAGCAAGGTCAGATGCTGAGTGGTACACTTTGAGGGCAGTTAGGTATCTTGAAGCAAATTTGAGCGATTTCCCATTATTCCAAAACCCAACAAACGCCGTTGATACAATATATCCAGAAAGACAGAGTTACGACGTTGGTATGAATATGGACTTGCCATATTACGATGGTCAGTATTGGAGGTACGGCTCAAGAAACAGATGTTGTTACTAATGGCAAAGCACAAAAAAAACGAAAGACTATTAAAGGAGTATTTGACTCAAAACCAAAAGCTAAGAGTAGAACTAAACAAGTATTTTAATGAGTTGGATAACTTTGAAAAACGACTTGATAACGTTGTCACGCAGACACCAACAAGTCAACGGGTTCGGTAGTGGAGACCCCATAAGCATCGGCGCAGACAATACATTTTACGTTGGAAGCGCAGTGGGTCACGATGATATAGGCATAAGCCGTACAACCTATCCGTTGGTTTTTGTAGACGTGACCCAGACCCAGTTTGTAGGTAGGTCAACGCAGATAACAGCCGACATTTATTTTTTGGACAAAATGACGGACGCGTCGGGGTTAGAATATGATAGGGTGGCAATAAATGAAATAGTCACCTATGTAAATTCAACTAATGAAGAACGGAGATGGAAAGACAGTGAAGATGCAACTTTGGAGGCTATGCTGTTAATTGCTCAAGACTATTTTTCATATTTTACAGACAGCCCAGACCTAAACTATTTTGTTTCAGATAATGCCCCGTTGCAAAGATTAGTTGACACAAGAGATGATATTTTAGCGGGGTGGAAAGCTACATTTTTGTTCCAGTTCCCGTTCAACCAGAGTGTCTGTCAAATACCCATTGTATGATAAAGTTAGACCCAGAAATAGGCAAAGCAGTGATTGACGTATTAAAGAGCAACGGGACGTTATTTGTAGTTATGGCGTTGGTATGCTATATGCTATATGACAAACTCAATAAAGTGGAGGAGAAGTACCAGAAACAAATTGAAATGTTGTGGGAGGAAGTTCGGGCGTGTAATGACAATCAACGCGATATCTTGCTCAACCAGATTGAAAAAAACAACGCGTTTTTGGACAAATACGGGGACAGATTTAATGAACAAAAATGAGTGTTCCACGTGGAACACATAGGGAGGAGGAGATACAATTGGCATTATCGCTGTGGATGCGATACGCATTCCCAGACGCGTTGTTTTTGTCGGACGGTAGCGGAGTAAGGTTGTCAAAAAGAACGGCTGTAATGATGTCCAAAATGCGTTCTACAAGGGGCTTTCCAGATATGCTCATTTTTGAACCAAGACTGGGGTACGTTGGCTTGGCAATCGAGTTAAAGAAAGAGGGGACAAGATTGCATAAAAGCAACGGGGAGTACGCAACAGAGCATTTGAAAGAACAAGCCAGTGTCCTTGCCAAACTTAATGCGCGTGGGTGGAGGGCTATTTTTGCCGTAGGTTTTGACGCGGCAAAGTCTGAAATTGAGCAATACCTAAAATGAAAACGCCCCATAAGGGGCGGGGCAATTTTCATCGCTTTGGTTTACGCTGTGCGTCTTTTGTCGACAACCTCTCTGTGTATCATAGCCATTTCCCGATAGGTTAAATCTCCTTGTAATTTATAGGCTTTATTGACATAGCGGGTATAAACGGCTTGTTGGCTTGGGTTCAATACTTTTGTTCCGTTGTGATTAAATTTGACTTTTGCCAGTGCATCTTCGGCAAGATTTAGAAGCTTTTTGATTTCGGAAATCGGTGTCATAGTGTAGGGGGTTAGTGTTAAACAATAAGTAAAGATAGGGAAAGTATTTTGAACTACAAAACTTTTTTCACTTTTTTTTTGATTTTTTTATTTGCAATTTGTAACACCCATCTCACTCAATCACCCAGTGTTGGGTGACTTTTGCCTCAAGTTCTTTCCAATTGAACAACTCGAATTCATTAAGCATATCGAGCTTCAAGTCTTTACTACTTACATAAGTAGTCTTTGCGTAAATAATCAAAGAGGTGTTGTAGGCCAAAGGACAGAAAGCGTCATCTGGGGCGTGTAACATGGCAACAACGGGGTGGGGCTGTGAAGCTACCCAATCTTTTACCCAAGACAACACGGGGGCATACGTTGGAGTTTCAAAGTAAGCCAAAAGGTCGTGCAAACGAAAAAAGCAACCATTAGGCAACTCAACGTGACGGGAGGGAGAAAGAATTGTATTCATAATAAATAGGGGTTAAGGGGTTAGTGTTAAACAATAAGTAAAGATACGATGTATAATTGAAACTACAAAACTTTTTTTCACTTTTTTTTGATTTTTTTTTAATCAATCCAGCCGTCTCCATTTCTCCAGTGTCTGAAGCGGTGACGAAGTATTTCAAAGGCAAGACCAAATAAGGTACTTGAATAGTAAGTCCCAGCTATGCACTTCATTATATACAAGTTTTTGGTTTTTTTTGATTTCATATACTTTTGTACTGAGGTAGCGTCATATCCAGAATTTCACAATCGTCCATCCGTATAAAGGCATTAGGTCGGGTTGCAGACCCGCCATTTACATTTTTTTTGGTAGTGGTCTGGGACACGGTCATTTCGCAAGTTAAATTTCCGCGACCATCCCATAATTGTTTCAGCATAATTTTGTCGTCTTTTATAAGTCGAACAGCGACTATAAATGGTATGCCAAGCGTTTTGGTCAGTGTTCGGGCGTGTTCTATTTTTGAGTAGGACACCAACCAATAATTGCCGTAGTTGTCGTTAAAATCTTGCAACGACAAGTTTCTGCATTTGAGTTCATATGCGGCTGTTATTTTTGTGCCATCTTCAAACTGAGTGCCTATAAAGCCGTCAATTGGGCAATAAAACGACCCAATGGGGTCAATTGGTGCCCAATAGAAGTCTGTGTTTTCAGTTAGCCATTCTGTGGTTTCTTTTTCGTGCATAGTTGCGTCCAACTCTTTTTCAGTTGGTGCGTCATTAGTGGCGGAACGGTTAAAGGTTATTGTATTCATCTTTTGCGTTAAATTGTGGACAGCTTTTTGCTACGTTAGGAAAGTCCCTATGCCCAAGTATTTCGGCATTTGGGTACAGCTTTTTCCAATCGGTCAGTATTTTGATAAGTGTTTCTTTTTGTTCGGCGGTTCTGTCGTCACGGTCTTTGCCTCCAATATATGAGACGTGAAGTGAGTGGGCATTATGCCCCAAAACTCCGTTGCTCATCAAGTGGTCGGGCTGAAGCCTAATAGCAGACCCGTTAGGTTTGACAATAAAATGGTAGCCAGAAGATTTCCATTTCATCGTTTGCCTCCAATATTTCTGGATGCTTTCAATTGTGGTGTTTTGTGGGGTAGCGGTACAATGAACTACCAAATACTTTATGTCTCTCATAAGTCAACGTGTTAATCAATACGGCATTTCAAAAGTTTCTGGGGGGTTTCTGTTTATGAAGTCCTCAAAATAATCAATATATCCTCCGATAAAGTCGGACACAAAATCTACAAAGTTTTTTGTCATCCAGTCCTTTTTGGCAAAAGTCCAACTGTTTATCTCAAAGTAGGTTTCTCCTTTGTCATATCCTTTCATTCCCCAGAACTCATATGAGCCAATACCAGAACACTCCAGACTAATTTCAAAAATCACATCGACAGAAACAACGGGAACGTCGTTGTCAATTATCAAATCTTTTTGGTTTGCCAATCGGATAGGGGCGGAGGTGGGTAGTCCCAAGCCAGAGCAAGGGACTACAATAGTTAGGTCATAGAAGCTCATGCTGTACGGACAAAAGGATATAGGGTAGAAAAAGGAAAATCGTTGTACTGGCAAGTTTGGGCAACCTCTGTCATTAAACAGTGGAAGTCGTTTTCAAGTATGTCTCCCAAATAGAAAGACATAGCAATTTCGCCGACAAGCTTGCGGGCATCCTCCGCGTTTTTGATTTCAGTAGTACGCAATAAAAATTCGCGCCTTGGGGACAAAAGAGCAGTTTCAAAGTTCATAATTTAAGGGGTTAGGGTTAAACAATACGTAAAGATAGGAATTAAAAATGAAACCGCAAAACTTTTTTCACTTTTTTTTCAATAGAACGTCTTTGATATAGCCAAGACAATTCGGGTTGAAGTCGGAGACTACAACGGGTATATTGAGTTTTATTGCCTCAATTACAATATTGCCGTATCCGCAAGCAAAGTCCAACCCTTTGCCGTAAAGCGTAAGGCATTGACGGATAAGTTCTGAGGTAGTTTGACAATATTGAAGCGTCGGGTGTTCTGAGACTAAAATATTTGAGTACAGATTACAGACAGTGTTGTGTGGCTCAAAAAAAATCTTTGAAACATATAGTCGCTGATTTGGAAACGCCATTGCTATTGTACGGCCAACAGATTTTTCAGCCGTAAAAAAAAACGGTATGCCAAGTTTATAGGCAACCAGAAACGCGTTTGTCAAAAATATCTCATACGAAGTCCCAGAAGCACCAACCCTATCATTAAAAACTTTGTAACCTTGCCTCCAAGGTAGGTCTGAGTACAAAAAATTACACTCATAAAATTGTTCTGGGATTTCGTCTTTTTCAATGTCAAATAGTAGTCCAGTTACATCTGGGTCTTTATTTTCAAACCCGTTGCAAGGGACGTTGTACGTTTTGAATTTCTTTAGTGCGGAGTGGTACATATTTGTTCAAGGCGATAGTTCAACAATTAAAAAATCACATTTTGCCTTCATCGGCAAATGAGTAGTATTCTGTTTCAGTCAAAATAATATGGTCAAGCAAAGCAACGTCAAATATTGCCAGTCCAGATTTGACTTTTTTGGTCAAGTCGTTATCCGCATTGGACGGAAGTTTGTTTCCAGACGGGTGGTTGTGTACAAGTATGACTGAGGACGCGAGGCTGTCAATAGCGTATTTGGCTATGATTTTAGGGTCTGCAACAGTAACAGAAACGCCGCCTTGAGATATTTTTGCCCAAGCAATAACCGTGTTTGCCTTATTCATCATAATAAGGAACATACTTTCATAAATTGTCAAATCGCTTTCATAAAATTGACGGGCATAATTTGAGCTATCTATGGAGTTTTTAATTGTTTTGCTCTCAAAAGCGGGTTCTGATACAACGGAGGTCAACCGTCGTTGATAGCATTTTTCGGTGTCGTTAGAAGTTGTAGTCATAAAAAGTGTAGGGGGTTAGGTCAAAAGAATGGTTACGAAACAAACGTGAAGAAACGCGCAAACGAAATGGAGGTTCATCGGCTATTTTATACTCCCATTTTTGCTCAAATAGGTTAGTGCAAATTGCGCTGAAGCCACCAACTTCATATTTAAGAGGGCTAACAATTACCGAGTAAATGGGGGCAACTAAAACAAAATAAGGTGACGGGCGGCCAATTATTATGCCAATACACTGGACATCCGAGTGAAAATATCGGGTAACGTACAAGCCGAGGACATCGTCCCCAGCTTGTACAAAGTCGGCAAGATTAGCAATATCTTTCATTTCGATAGAAGTTTATAACTATATTCAAGTTCGGTAGGTCTGAAGTCAACGGCAACGGCGCGTTCTGTGTTGAAATCATAGTATTCGCATACTACATAGTCTGGGTTTTGACTAATAACTGTCATCCAGATAGAGGCGTATGCGCCTTTCAACGGACGCGCTCTCAACACGCCAACGTGCATCGTAGGGACGCAGTTAGCAACATTAGTGGGCAAAGGACAATCTGATTTTTTCATTTTTTAGGGGGTTAGTGTTAAACAATAAGTAAAGATAAAACTAAAAAATGTAACCGCAAAACTTTTTTGAAAAAAAGTTGGTTTTTTTTAGTCTCCAGCCATAACCCGATACGCGCCAAATATTGCCCTTAAAGCGTCACCAACGCAGACGTTGCACCACCAATTGACAACCAGCCTTGGTTCAATATGCCGGTAGATTTTGTCAAATTCTTGCACAACGTCTGGGGGTATCCGACACGACCCGCCTTCAATACAATTAAGGTAGTAGCCGTAATGTTCTTGCAAATACAAAAACATTTCTTGGGTCAGTGGAGGACTGCTCATTTTTTTTGAATTAGCCAAAATGCAACCCAAGATAGCGGGTATAGCCCAGTAGCCGCAATTCCAAAGAAAAGGCATTTAATTGCATACCAGAAAGAAATTTGGGCAACGGTATCAATTGCACACGTCAAAACAATTGCAGACCAAAATGTCGTGCAAGTCTCGCAATTAAAAGGTTTCCTTTTTAGTTGGTAATACCATTGAGGCATTATTTTGATTTCAAATATTGATAGCGTTATTAGGTTTGAGACAACGCTAATTGTCAAAAAAGTCAGAAAGTCGTTCATCATTTTTCAATTTTTGTTTGAGTTCGTTTATTGTCTTTTTTACGGTTCGGTAGGGTATGCCAGTCAAACGGCTTATTTCCGCCATAGACGGGGACTGAAGATAAAGCAAAAACAATTGTTGTAAATATGGGAACTGGTTTGGTTCGTCCCAAGACGATATGATTTTTTTTGATGCTATCATTATTTGCTCAATTTGGTCTGGGTCTGAGTTTTCAGCGTAGTACATATCGGAAAGCGCGGACACGTCATCATTATGCTCAAACTGTTTGTGTTTTTTGGTAAATTTAGAAGTTGATGAACGGTATAAATTTGTGGCAACACGGGTCAGATAAAAGTGCATTTGACCTTTGTCCCATAGTTCTTGAAGTAGTGGCTCTGGTTTGCGAAGCATAGCAACGTAAATTTCTTGCTCAAGGTCGTCTGAAAAACTGGGGTCGGCAATTTGTCTGCATATCTTTTTTAAGATACCAGTCTTAAAGATGCGCTCAATTGCTTCATCTTTTGTCATTTTTAAGACTGGGAATTGCCCAGTAAGACGGTAGCGGTGATTGTATCATTTCTGACAACGAAACTGCATAGTTGTAAACGCTTTTGCGATAAATGCGTTCTGTCTCAGATATTGTCAAAACGGAGTGGATAATTGTGCTATGATGGCGGTCAAGTATTCGCGCAATTTGTTTGTACCTCATATTGAAGCCATATTTGAACACATAGGCAATAGTATGCCTTGCTAAAGCAATCTCGGACTTTTTTGAACGACCCAAAACGTCTGCAATCGAAACGCCGTAGTGATTGCATATTTCAATAAAAATGTCGTTTTGATAGGTGGTCACGGGCGCAGTCGTTTTAACAAATAAATCAAAGCACAAAAAGCGGAGGATAAAGCAACGCCCCAAATAAAGGCATTTGAGGTTTGTCTAAAAGACCCGCGTTTGTCGTATTGAACAACAACGCTGTCTTTCTGGGTCACGACAATTTTATTTGTTACACTATCTTTTAGATATTGAATAGTCATACGCCCAGAGGTGTCAATATTGACAAATACGGTGTCACGTCCAGAATAATAATGAAACCAAGACGGGGTAAATTGTACTTTATTCAAAATTGGGTTGTATGATGCTTTTAATAACGAAGAACTTTCAACGCGTTGCATAGGCGTCAACGTTGAAGCCTCCAATCTGGAGGTTTCAACTTTAGAGAATTTGCGGCTACAAGCGCCCGAAAGGATGACGACAACGCATAACGCGGGTATCAATAGCGTTGAACAATTTGTCTTTAGCATTAAGGACTTTGGCAAGATGTTCACGGTGCAAAGTTAGTGGATAGATAGTTTCGGAAAAGTCGGGCATTTTGTCGTTTTTCAAATATTGCCTAACTTCAAAAGAAAGCCATCGCGACCAAGCGCGATAGCTTTCAAAACGGCGTCTTTTAGTGGGCATTTTGATTTTCAATTTCAGTGGGGTTAAAGTCGTAGCGTTTTACAAAATACGTCCCAAGATTATGGATATTTCTCCAAGCCGCAATCCGCTCATCATCTGGCATAAAAAGTGTTCGGTAAACCAAATAACTTTGGTTAGCCATAAAATTCCAGTCAATCAAATTTCTCTGTATTTGAGAGGTTCGGTTTTGTTCCATAATTTGAGCATCGACAAAACGGCTGAAGGCTTCGCATAAGACAAGGTCAATAATAACGTGCGAGGGTATTTGATGCTCATACTGCAACGCGGTGAGGTTTCTTTCCATACGCTCAATAACGGTCATCGCATAGTCGCCGTGTACGCGGTGGGCATTTTCACAAAACGCAGTCCAGTAGGAGGGGGACAAAGCGTCAAACAAAGTGGGTAATTGGTTCATAAAAAAAAAGTGGTTAGGGTTAAACAATAAGTGAAGATAAAAAAAAAATTCAGAAATACAAAATAATTTACAAAAAAAATTCAATACGTACAAATGTGCTACATAAAAAAATGGGGACGAACTGTCCCCATTGATTACAATCGAATTTCCCAATTATCCCAGTGCGCTTTGTTTTGCTCATAAAAATTGGGGTTTTGCAACTTTTCAATTTCCCGAGAAATCATAAAAGCCGATTTGTCGCGCTGTTGCATCTCAAAAAAGGTAGTCGGCATTTCAGCGTAGATGGCTCTCAATTGTTTTTGTAACTGTTCAAGGGTGAGTTTGTCTTTCATAGCATTTTTTAGATAGCAAAGTTTCCAGATAACAAAGTAGCATTATAGCGTACAATCGGGGGCGTTCTTTCCAGACCCAAGAGTATATAGTAACTTGCCCATATTCTGAAACGTGGGCGACGGTTTTGTAGTCACGGGATACGGGGCAGTCCCAAGTATTGTCATAGACAGACAACCCAGTAGAACACGCAATTGCGCCAAAGTCAAAAGCTTCAAAGTTTTTGAGTGGCTGTGTGTCGTTTGTCATTTGTCAACTTTTTTGTTCGTCTGAAAAGTTTCATCGTTTTCAATCCCAAATGGATAAAGGAAATCTTGCGGCAAAACAAGATAGTAGGGCGCATCGGGGTTCGGCTTTGGCGGGTCAAGCTCATTTAGTTTGTTCCGCAAAGTAATGGCCTCAGCATAAGACATATTAAATGCGCCGTCCGCAAGTCGATACGCGCCAACGTCTATGTGAAGAACAACGCAATAATAAGGGGTGTTAGAAAATTTACGATTGTAACTTTGTTTCATAGGTTAGTGGGTTAGGGTTAAACAATAGGTGAAGATAAAAAGAAAAAATAAAACTGCAAAACTTTTTTAGAACTTTTTCAAAAATAATCTTTGGACTGCAATTCGTCCCAATCTGTTACGCGGGTGCGGGATAGTTCAACGTGGGTCAAAATGTTTCCCAGTGCGCCAGAACGGTGTTTCCGTATAATGATTTCAAGGTAGTTGATAAATTGTGGGGCTTCCTCAATTGGCATATATTCTGCGGGTCGAAAGACAAATATTATTTTGTCAGCGTCGTACTCAAGTTGTCCACTTTCTCTGAGGTCACTCATAAGAGGGCGTTTGTCGGGTCTGCCATCAACGCCGCGACTAAGGGACGAAACAACACAGACCCAGATGCCAAGCCGTTTCGCCATATTTTTCAAGCCAATACTAATTGCCGTAATTTGCTCATATTTAGATTTCGCTCTGTCAGATGCATACGGGCGGATAAGTTGCAAATAGTCGATATACGCACCAACGATTTTCTTTTCACGGATAAGTCGGGAAAGATGCGCCTCAATCGTGGGTAGGTCTGCATAGTCAAGGTCAAAAACGTGTAACGGTATATTTAGTCTCCAATAGTTTTCACGGATAAACTCAATCTGTTGCGAGGACATCTGGAGGTAGTCGTTTAATAGTTTGCCGTCAAAATCCAGTAAATTGGACAAAGCGCGTCCAGTCAATTGCGCTTCTGACATTTCCAGACTAAAAAAAGCGACGGGGTGTTTTTGGGTCGCTTGGTTCAAAGCAAACTGAAGTGCCAACGCGGTCTTGCCCATAGCGGGTCGTCCGCCAAGCAGTATCAACTCGCAAGGCTTAAAGCCGCCAAGTATGCGGTCAACGTGAAACAAGCCAGTAGGGGTGCGGGGCGGTTGTTTCCCAGAGGAAACGACAGTCATAATTTCGTCAAACAGCGATACAGCCGCATCCCCAAGCAAAACGTGGGCGGGTTTCGTAGTTTCGTTCAATTCGGCAATTCTGCCAATTAACTGAGAAACGGCGAAGTCAATTCCGTCCTTTTCAAACTCCTCAATAAACGAGCGTTTGATTTCAATTTTAGCGCGTTCAATTCGACAGCTTTCAAGTGTTTCGCGGTAGTGTCGCCAGTTAGTTGTCACAAACAACCCGCCAACCAGTTCGGCAAGATACAAGGCGGTCACGGGTGTTTTATTATTTTGAACAAAGGCAAGGTGGCGCATTGTCATCAAATTAACTGGGCTACCATTTTGGCATAGGGACTGAGCAACTAAAAATGCTTCCCTTTCAATTCCAGTGAAAAGGTCAGCCGACAAATTGTCAATTACGAGTTCGGGCTTTTCAAGGTCGGATAGGATAATCCGCAATAGGTCGCGTTCATAATCTTTGTTTACAAGATGTATATTCATAGGTTTTTAGGGGGTTTATAATTTGTCAAAAACGTGGGTTCATCTTTCTTTCTTTCTTTACTTTCTTTTATAGTTTCGATTGCGTTTCGTTTGCGTTTCGGTGGCGTTTCACCAATTTCTGTAATTTGTTGGTAAGTGTCCCAGTTACAGATAGTTACAATTGTGAAAGCCGTTTCACTTTTTATATCTATCATACCGTCTTTCTCAAACAGTATCATAAGCCGTCGGGCTTTAGCAGTTGAGCATTTCCAGCGTTTGGCCAAACGGGCGTATGACGTGACTAATTGCCCAGCGCGTACTGTTTTAAGGGTCATCCCAATTGTAACTTTGGAGGGCAAATAATTCGCGCTAAGGCAAATGTCCAGCCAACACCTCAACTTCCAAGGGTCTTCAAAAACCCAGTGTTCAGCAAGTTGTCGGTGCAACTTTATCCAGCCGTGCATACAGTAAGATACAAAAAAGTTTTAAGAAAAAAAATGGGGCAACGCCCCATTTCTAAAAAAAGTTCATAATTTATTAAAACGGCAAATCTTCACTTTCTGAGGTCAAACTTAAATTGACCTTTTGTTTGCTCAATTGCTCTTTGTCTGGGGCAAATCTATGCGAAACAACGGGCGTTGGTAAAGAATTGTCATAAGGTTTTTCAACCCATTCTGAAACGCGACCAGACAGAAATTGACCTTTTGACCCATTTTTGAGCCATAGGACAATACGAAGTTTCACGCCGTTTGGGTCAATAAGATGACCGCTAAAGTCGGGTTGTCGTTCATTTTGTTTTGTATTTTCAAATACAATAACGTCGCCGTTTTTTGGGAGATAGGGGGGGTTGTTCATAATTTTACATTTAATGTTAAAAAAGGTTTGGTTGGTTTTGCGGGCAATACTGGGATTTCTTCACCAGTGTTCGGGTCATAAATAACGGCTTTGCCGTTCATTTTGTAGGCGTGTTTTAGCAATTCAGTGCGTTCTTTGAGCAAAGCATTTAGCCGTTGTACTTCTGCGTCAAGAGACACGTCGGGGCTATCCGCGCCATCTTTGCGGGTAAGGTTGCAATTCTGAAAGTCAAAAGATTTTGTTTCGTATCTGGAGGCTTCATCAATAGCGATAGGGTCGATTTGCTCAATAATTTGTGAGGCTATTTTTGAGAACAATTTAGCGCGGACATATACGGGCAACGCTTCGGCATCGCCAGAAAGAACGGGCTCAACAATTTGCTGAACAAGGTTGTCTATTTCATCACGGGTAACGCGGTCAGATAGTTTTATTTGGATAGGGTTCATATTAGTTAGGGGTTGTGATTAATGTTTTTAAGTGTTCAATTCCACGCTCTAAAGTGGCGTTGTCCCAGTTTGGGCTAAGAACGTATTTGTCTCTCAATTGCTGTTCTGGAAGTAAAGTCCAGACGTCAAGATAGGTTTCTTGCAGTCTTTTGCGGACAAGTATTTCAGCAGTAGGGTCTGATTTTTTTGGTTTCATAGATATTTTCATCGGCTCAATCATAGGCTGATTTGATACATTCGCCGCGTGGTTTCCATCGTCGTCAACGGCTTGCATAGACAGCAAAGACTGCAACGTGTAACGTCTAAAGTAGGTCACGCAACTACCAAGTTTTTGAGGGTCAGTAAGTGGCGGCAACTCCAAAGCACTGCAAACGTGTGCGCCAGTTTCAGCATCGACAATATAAGTGCAGACGCGGTTTCCCTCAATAGGTTGAAGGACGTACAGACCATTTTTTCGCAACAGAGGCTCAACAGCCTCAAGTAACGCGTTAATGTCTGCATACATAGATTTGAAGTACGGGTTAGCCGTACTTTTTGGAACGGCGGTCAATTCGCCTTTGACGGCAAATAGTCGGGCGCGAAGTTCCGAAGTCCCCATTGAAAAATTCTGTGACATAATAAAAGGGGTTAAGGTTAAACAATACACTAAAATACGAAAAACTTTTGATAAAAAAAAGATTTTTATTGTAAAATAATTTCCCTATTTTTACAGCTATGAAAACACCTATAAATTCAGATGGGGCTTTGACGGTAGTTGAACCCCTAAAAAAACGGGGGTCGAAGCGGCCATACGTTGTCAAAATGAGTAGAGAGGAATACATAGATTTTGCAATGAGGCGTATGGGTTTCACCCTTGAAAAAATGTCACAGCAAATGAACGTGAGCAAAGCGCGGGTATTTTCGTGGAAGCGGGGGCTGCCCGTAAGTAATGCCGACGAAATGGACGCGTTGTTCAACGCCCAGTGCGAAGCCACATATGTGGTTAACAATTCGCTTGAGGTTTTTGAAACGGCTTAATTTGCGCTGAGTGTTTGTCAAAAACGTGAGGTATTACACTGGAATAGTGTACGAGTTCAACTTGCCAACGGGTTGGACTTGTCCTTTTGCGAAAGAGTGTTTGGTCAAAGTTGACAAAGAGACGGGGAGATTTGAAAACGCATCTGGGAGGTATTATTGCTATGCTTCAAAAGCGGAGAGGTTTCCAGCCGTTCGCAAACGTAGGTGGGCAAACTTTGAGTTTGCAAAAAAGAACGAAAAGATAGTTTTGCCCAAAGACGCGGTTG